GGGGGCGATGCAGCCGATTTCGTTATACGCGCCTTGGATGCGCGTCAGCGGGAAGTCTAGGTCAGCGGAGTTGTACCAGACCTCAACCGAGTTGGTGCCAAAGAGCCACACTTCGCGGTGGTCTACCGCCAGCGCCACCAAGCCGTCGGGCGAGCCTTCGGCGCTAGCAAACTCTAACGGGTCAATGGACAAGCCATCAAACAGGCTTGTCACCCAAATCTTCTGACTGTTCGGCTCGTTGAAGACGAAGTAGCCGTCAAGGTAGCCAACGTTGACGGCGCCGGGAAAGTCGGGGTCGGTGATCCTGGCAAACGCATTGGTCGCCATGTTGTAGATGAACCCGTCAGGGTTGCAAGCGACGAAAATCTGCGTGCCGTTGTCGGCAATTGACACCGGCCCATACCCCGTGATGTCGCCCAACTTGGTCGCCGTCAGCCCCGAGGTGACTTTGTAGAACTCCAAGCCCGAAGCGACATACACATCCGTGCCGTGCGCCCACAGCCCACGGATGGGGCCCGCGCCTACGGTGGTGACAAGGCGCAGCCCCGGGCACCGTTGCAGGTACGCCGGTTCCTTGCCGCCCTCGGGGATGGCCTCGGGGTAGAGATTGACCATCCGATTGTCAGCAGCATTAGGGCTTCGCAGCACATAGCTGCTGCCGAGAATCGGAGTCTTCATCAGTAGTTGCCAGCGTAGATGTTGAAGCGGTTGCGCCGCGCCATGAGGCTATACGGCATCGCCATCAAGTCATCGGGGTTGTTCACGCGCTTGAGCGTGCGCTTGCTGACCATCGCAATCCGACGCACATCCGCCGCCGGATCGGTGTTGAACTCCGGCGCAAGCTCCAAGGCCAAGTTGTAGCGGAACGCCCGAAGGTATCCCGGCGGGAACAGCAACTCGGTATCCAAACTCGCAGCCGTGGCCAAGGGCGACACGGATACAAAGTGGAACTCTAGCGTCCGCGTCGGTACCGGGTACACCGCCAAGGTGATGTCGGGGTAGGTCATGTTGACCCACATGACTTGCGGGAAGGTGCTGGTAACCGTCTTGACCGCGATGTTGTTGTACTGCAACTGGTTCAGGAACTTGATGCCATACGACACGTTGGTAGACGGGTCGCGGAAGAAGGTCGAGTCCTCAAGCAGAATCGGACGCTGCGTGACATAGCCGTTCGGCACAATCAAATCATCGTTCTGCGTCACCAACGGATCGCCGCCCTCGGTGCCAAGCGGGTACAGGAAGTCACCCGACGGCCCAAGCGTGCGAACACGGTTTCCCGGCTCCCAGGTGAACACCTGCTCCTGCGTGGAGAACACGGCCAGACGCTCCGTACTCCAGCTCTCCAGCATCTGGTTCAGCGCCGGTAGGTTGTCTTGGTAAACGGCCTCGGGCAACACATTGCCCGAAGCCGTCAGACCAAGCAGACGATGCGCCCCGTTCAGCAGTTCACGAACGGTGGTCATGGCTTACCCCATGCTCTGCTGCGGAACGGAACCCACGTCGTTGTAGATGTTGGAGTTGGGGATGTTGCCGATTTTGCTGTTCGGCAACTTCTGGATGTTGGTGCGGATGAGGCTGTCCAAATCCATCTTGAGATTGGACACCGACTCCGGCGCCACCTTCGATCCGTACTCCGGCGCCAACTCCATCGCCAACGACAACTCCAGCAGACGCTGATAGCCCGGGGGCAGGTACTGCGTGGAGACGAGCGATGCGTAAGAGCCGATCATCTTCTCCGACTTGATGAACAGCGACACCGCCGCGTTCGGCGTGGGGTAGAGCAGGATGCGGCCATACGGCGCGTCAGGCCGGTACAGCAGCTTCTGCGGAGTCCCCGCAAGCGCCTTGGAGGTGATGTTCGTCCAATACTGCTCGGTGATAAGCGCAAGCGGCGTGTCCACGTTGCTGATGCGAACAAACGCGCCAACGATGCGGATGGGACGGTTGGTGACGAAATCGGCGGCGGGGACTACCCCCGGCTCGTTGCCGATGGTGTAGGTACTCTGCGCGTTGACCGTAGTGAACTGCTCCGCCAACGTGGCGTAGTAGAACTGCGGGTTAGCGGAGTACGAGTCAATGATGGAGTTGAGGCTGTACAGGGAATCCTGCGCCTCTGCGGCTGTGGGCGCTTCGCCCGAAGCCAGAACCCCAAGAAGACGGAGCGACTTGTAGATCAACTCCTGCGCGGTGACAGCCATGACTTATTCCTCGGGCGTTCGGCGTCGTCGTTTAGCCTCAAGCCCATTGCTTGGTTCAGCCTCCACACTCGATGCGGGAGGGGTAGACGGATCAAACTGCACCCACCCCTGCCGTAAGTCGGCGGCCATCTCCTGTTCGGAGATGGCCACCTTCTCACCGTGCCGAGGGTGGCGCAGATAGTACAGCATCAGGCCGGGGTGAAGGTCAGCGCATACACCGGAGCGACCACGGTGTTTGCGAGGGTGCCGGTCGCCGCCGCCCGCAAACGCAGTCGGTCGCCCTTCACTACGACAAGGCTAGCCGCCGTGCCGGTGAGCGTCAGGTCGCGCCGTGCATTTGCAACAAGCGCCGAGCCGCCCGTTACCTGGGTGGTGTTGACCGCCGTAGCCGCCAGCAACGCCGCCGAACCCGCACCCGCCTGCCCCAAGTTGGTGATGGAGAAGGTGATGTAGTTGGTGTTGTTGGCCGCAAGAGCGTCCACACCCGAGAAGATAGCGCCCGACACCACGCCCGAATACGGCGCGATGATGAACGTGTCGCTGTTGCCCGTGGTGGCAATGGTGCCACCCTGATGCTGAGATACAAAGTCCGAGAACAGGTCGTTCTCAGCCTTAGCCGCTTCGCTGATTTCCGTGCCCGACTCCAACACCGGGTCGGCGAAAGCAACGCCGATAGGCTTAGTATTTGCCATGAAAGTTCCCCTGAAGGTAGGTAGCCCCCGCCCGAAGGCGGGGGCTACTAGCCGTTACACGCGGTAGGCGACCCACGAACCGTCAGCCACCTTGCGAGCGCGGTAGCGCCCCGAGGTGCTGATGGCGACCGTGTTCGAACCCACAACCGTGAAGCCCGTGCCGTTGTTGAGCGTCACCGCACCCGAGGCCGAGCCAAGGTTGACAATGACAAACTCAAATGCGGTGTTGTTCCCCGCGTTCGGCGAATCCGCATCCACCAAAGCCGCAGTGGGCAGCGTGAAGCCGACCGCCGAAGCGTTGGTGGAAGTGATGAGGCCGTTGGCGAGATCCGACGCCGCGAGGGTGACGGTGGTGCCCGTGTATGCGACGGGAGCCTTCTGCGGCGAGAACTGCGCCTCGTCTGCGCCCGGGCCGACCTGGTAGCCGCCCGTGCCGTTTGGGATAGACATGCTGATTTCTCCTGAAAGGGTTGAGGGTTAGCCCCAGACGCGGGTGGCGAGCTGCGGACGGAGGACTCCGTAACCGTACAGCACGTCAATGCGGCAAGGCATCCGGTCGTTGTTGATGTCGTACTGACGCACGACACGCAGCGAGATTCCGTTGTGAACCTGTCGGCTCGCCATGTCAACGCCCTGCGGGAGCAGGAGGTCGGCGGTGGCGAAGGTGATGGCGTCCTTGTGGTACGCCAGGTTCTGCGGGTACTGCGTGGAGGCCGCACCGAGGAAGGTCACCGTCGCCGAGTTCTGCGGGAACGAATCCACAGTCGCCAGCGCGTGGCTGGAGGTGTAGATGGCGGGGCTGACTCGCACATCGGTGAAGGCGCTGGCGGCAGCGGTCTTGGCTTCCGTGACCACGAACTGCTGGAGCGAACCAGTGGACTCGCGGGTCTGCGGGTTGACAGCGAACACGTTGGCGATGGTGAACACGTCACCAACGTTCAGCGTGTGGCCGGTCGTGCCGTTGAACGAGATGGTGCTTGCACCCTGCGTGGACACCGTGCCGTTCACCGTGATGGTGCCCGAGCGGGAACCCGTGGTGAACTGCTTGATGGACTGGCTCATGCCAATCTCATCAAAGCCCAAGATGCCCTCACCCATCATGCCACCCTTGAACTGCTTGCTCACGGTGGAGACGGGGTTGAACAAGCCCTTCATGCCCTCGACCAGCGCCGCGTTCGCAGCCGGGTTGACGGTCATGTAGCGCGGCGACATCGGCGCGGCGGCCTCGTTGAGCTTCTGGTTGGCCTGAAGCATGACGAGCGAAGTGGCCGGGGTCGTGCCGGGGGTGCCGACCGACTGGTAGATGCCGTTGTAGGCATTGGCCACGTCAGCGTCCACGCTTGCAGCGAGCTGCGAGATACGCGGCTTCAGCACGCGCTCGGCGAAGTCGTCCAACTGAAGCGCCATTTCGGCACTGGTGAAGTTGACGCCGATGTGCTTCTGGCTGGAAACCGTAAGCGAGGTGTACTGCTCGTTGTCGCTCTGCACGGCAAGGGCGGCGCCGTCCGTGACGAGAGCGCGATCCGGCAGACGGATGCGAAGGGTCGAACCGATTTTGGCGCCCTGCACGGCGAAGGAATCGTCGTACTGGCGGTTGACGTTGCGGGTGATGACGAGGTTGTTCTCCAGGATTTCCAGAGCCTTCCGCGTGATCATGTCGATGGTCAGAAGTGAGTTAGCCACAAATTTCTCCAAAAGAAAGAAGGTTAGCGGTTACGCGCTTCCCACTGTTTCCGCTGCCGCTCGCGCTCGGCTTCGATCCACTCCGACGTACTCAACTCCTTCACGGAGCGAGGGTCGGTCGTGTCCCGAACCGGAGCGCCAGTTGCTCTTGCCGTCACCGGACGGATAGGCGGGGGCGCATTGGTTGTCTTGCGAACCGGCGGGGCGTCAGCCAACTTGGCCTCCATCCTGCCGATCTCCTTGGCTTGCAGAAACGGCGGGAGCCGCGAGATACGGTCAGCCTCCTTGGGATTCATCCCAAGGTGATAAGCGAGTTCAGGGCCGATATCACTGGCCTGAATCGTCTCCGCCATCACGGTCGTGATACGAAGCTGCGGGTTGTACGCGACTTGTTCAAAGTCCTCGTACTTATCCCTAACCGCTTCCTCACGCTCCTGATACGCGGAGATGCGCTCCTGCTGTTCGCGCTCGGCCTCACGCTTGGTCAGAAGTTCAGCGGCTTTGCGTTCGGCCAGAGCCTCGGCATAACCTTCTGGGTCTTCTTCCCTCGCGGGCAAAGGCGCGTCAGCGCGGGGTGCATCCGCTGATCGAGCTGCCTGCTCACGCTCCCACTTACGCCGTTCACGCGCAAGCCTCTTGCCTACCGCCGCATCCATTTCCTCTTGGGTAAAGGTCTTGGTGGCAGGCGTCTCCGGCTGTGCCGCCTCGGGGGCAGCGACTTCGGTTTCTGGTGCCGCCGTGGCTTCCAGTTCCGGCGCGGGGACTTCCGCTACAACTTCGTTCGTATCAGACATGGTGTGATCCTTGCGAATCCCTGGTCAATCGGGCCAGTACGAGTGGATGGTATGCGACTTGTGGCACAAGTGCAACTAATGTGCGTACCCGATGCCGGGATCGGGGATAAAG